TCGTCAATCGTTTTAGTTTCTAATATTCTTTGAGCAACTCTATTCTCTAAGACTTTGGTGGCTGAATCCATGTAATCATCAAATCCATCCAGAACCTCGTCTATAATAGCACTATGCTTCTGTATCTGTTCCTGTGATGCCATCTAAATTTGCTCCGAACTCTGGTGCTTGTGAACTATTTTCAATTTGTTTGATAATTACATCAATTTGATTATCATCTTCAATAACAATTTTCGCAAGTTGTTTTGCGATTTCAACTTTATACTGGGCACTTGATACTGGGGCTACACTTGCTTTTAGTAAGAAGTCTAGTTCAGTATAATTATCCCTCATATCAAAATCATCTGCGTAATCAATCGTTCCATCAAAATCCATATCGTAGAAACCAGCAAATAGTTTCCAAATATGTTCTTCAGCGTTTTCTAGGTTGTCTGCCATCTGTGCCAACTTGACATTAAGTAACTCACGTTCAATTCGTAAACTAACACCTGAGGCGGCATTTGCTTTTGTTGTTGAGCGTAAAGACGATAGATGTGCCATACGGTCAATCATCGATACCTTCATTTCAATTGCTTGTAGAATAGAACCAATAGATGATGCTGTAGGTTGCAATAGATAAGGTTTTAATGACGGGTCAATTTCTTCGTTTTCTATTACTATAACCGAACCTGCTCCTGCTGACGCATCGACACCTTCTGTCATAACGAGCGTTGGGTGATTAGAAATACGAATCACCTGTTCTAATTCTGATAACTCATTATAGATTGACTTCTGAACATCCGACACGTCTGCTATTTGAGAGATACCAATACCTCTTTCGTGTGAGCGTTGTGCATACAAGAAAGTTGCTGGTATAATACCCATAGCATTGTCGTATTCTTCAATAACTTTATATTGGTCACTTTCATCGTTTTCAACTTCGTATACAGTAACGACATCTTTATGCCAAACACGATAAACAGTTTTGTCCTCATCTTCGTATTCTTTAATCTTTAACATTGTTAACTCGTAACGACCATTATACTGTCGTTCCCACTGCCAGTCAACGACATTTTCTGGTGTTATGATTGAAAGATAAGGCCTAATGCCTTCTGCTAATTCTTCTGCCAATGTATTGGAGTTACTTACTGGTTTATCTAAAATCAATAAGACGTGTCCGTATGTATTAGCAAGTGTTGTTGCATCACGCATTACGGCATCGAAACTTCTGCCTTCTAAGTCGGCATCTTTGAGAAATTGTTCAAGTGCTGGACTTTCGCTCAATGAGCCAAATAATCTGTCTGGAGTTGAACGCCAAATGAAACTTGAATACGTGTCAACAACGTTCCTACAATGATTATCTAATGGAGTCGTATGAAGACGCTTTGCGTATTCATTGTGTCCATCGTTTTCTTCTTGCAGATATTTCCGTAGATACTGACCATTCTGATAGTCCTTACCACCATAATAACTGTTATAGTAATACTGCCAGCGGTAGATATTTGCTTTATATATATTGTGTTTCTTTGTTATTTCATCATAATTCATTTGCTATTCCTCTTACATATGTGTGAAGCGAGTCGGTGTCGTTGTTTCTTTTACTTTCTTCTTTATTGGAGAAAGATGTGCAACTAGATACCCTAGAGCGTCATTCTGGTGGTCGAAGCCACTATCTTTATCAGGAACAGATGTTCCGTCTTTATATACCTGACGCTCTAAGCACCGCATTGAGTTAGAACATTTAGGGTCTATACTAAATCTAATTGTTCCATCTGCACTTTCCAACCGACTGTTTACAGCGTTGGTTCGGTCTCTGACCGCGTCATGTTTTCTTTTTACTTCTACATTAAAATATTGTTGTAGAATAGTTATATCTGTTTTACCATTGGCACTTGATTTTCTTTGGCGACCAGCGGGATCCGGACAGACTGTTATCATTGCTGGATTATATCTATTCATAATCTCTTGACACATTTCTTCTGTATTAGAACCATACATCACTATTTCATCAAACTGATGTAAAACGTTATCGTGTAACTGACATATGGAAGCACTCATAGGATCGATGTTAAAGTCCATTCCTATATAAATTCTGCCATTCTCGTTAAATTCTCTTTTCTTCATATGCTTCTCTCTGCTGAAATTATAATATATAATTCCAGAAAAGTTTTGAAACATCGCCATATATTCTTGTTGAAATTGACGCTTGTCCATATCCTCTTTAGCACGTGTAACTTCTTCGTCTGTTACTTGACCACCGTCCAGTGTTGTAAACTGAAATGATGCCCAATGGTCATCGTCTTTTTGACCATAATCATACAAGTCTTTGAAATGATTGAACCCACGTGGTGTGCCACAGAACAACGCTGAACCCGGTGGGGTTTGCGCCGATAATGCTGGTCTTAATGTTACTTCCCACGCTTCTCTTTTCATATCTGCATATTCATCCATAACCAAAAAGTCAATACCCGATCCACGGAGTGTATCAAATCTATCCGCTCCTTTCAGGCTTATCTTACTATTATTAACCAATCGAATAGTTAAATCGCTTTGGTTAATCTTCTTTACCCATCCTAAGTCTGTCATTCTATTACATAGGTCTTCCCAAACGATAGATTTTGCCTGTCCATATGTAGGACCAATATACCAAATATTCTTATTTGGAAATCTAGCAAATCTAGCCATCTCTCTGATTGCGAAAAATGTCTTACCACATCGTCTTCCTGCTACGAATACTCTAAATCTAGCGTCACTATCTGCGACTGCTTTCTGTGCCTTATTCAGAGGCATCTAAATCATCAGTCCAAGGCAGAATCTTATTCGTATCTTCGTCTGTAGGAGTGTCTGACATTCCTAACCAATTCTTTGATAACCAGATAAGCATTACAGGAGAACCCGTCATTGCTGTTTCTAGCATCTTTCTTCTTACTGACATCTTACCGTGTGCTTTACCCTTTGCTATAATATCAGCAAAACGATTGCGTATAGTATCTGGATGACAGCCCATAATGTCTGCTATCTCTTTAACTGAACAATGTATTGTTGCCAGTTTTTCTACCATTTCAACGTCAATCTTCTTCTTCGGTCGTCCGTTCTTCTTCTTTTCTTCTTCCTCATTCATTGAGTCTTCTCCCATTTATACCCTGGTGGTCAGGTAGTTGTTACATAAAGTAATTAGCGACTGCGGAACCTGCTACCATTATCATAATGGTCCATAATCTCGTATCTATCCTATCTACTTTCTTATCGATTTTAGCCATATCTTCTTCAATATGCTTTAGGTGATTGTTACGGATTGACTTTAAGTCCTGTTGGATAATTTTGATGTCAATCGTATTCTGTTGAACCTTGACTTCCGTATCGTTCGCTTCAATCATTATCACTTTTCTTTTAGTATTAGGTTCCATTAGTTCAAGTCCGTCCAGTTTGTGCCATCATACCCTCTGAACTTTGCAGTGGCAGTGTTAAAATACATATCACCTGCTTCGCCACTAGGGTCGCTTGATGCTTTGTATTGCTTATGAATAACTTCTTGTGTTACTCTTGTTTCTTCTAGTGTTGATAAGATATGGGATGTGCCTGTGCCTTCGTTTCTTAATTGTATTTTAGCAGTAGGTGTGCCTGTTTCAGCGCCAGTATATGTTAGATACAGTCCACTTAATGATGTGCTACCTGAGTTGATAGACTTGTTGACTACTCTTAACTCTTGTGCTACTTCTGTGAAGTCTACATTCGTTGTTAATACATTTGTTCCTAGAGTATATCCACTACCAGTGTTACTCATTACAGTTAGTGTGTATTCTGAATCCCAACTGTCTATTGTCGAACTACCTGCTGAACCAGAAGATGTGTAGTCTCTAATCTTACATAGATTAGATGCGATGTCAATGTGCTTGCCAGTCTCTGTCTGGGCAGCGAAATTCATCTGAACACCATGACCAGCAAGTCCAGGTGTAATATCATAGTCCATATAGTTGATTAGATACTGTGCTGTTGGTTGACCTACATTAATGTTATTTGTTCGTGCTATACCAACAAAAGGATAACCACCACCAGTCTGACTACCGTCGTTAATCGTTGAACCTATGCCACTACCACCTGTGAACATATTCCATCCACCCCACTCAGGGATGCCAGGAATAGTTAAATCGTTTCTGTTCGATAATATTCGTTTTGTGTTAGTTGTGTCTGCTGTTAAATCACCCTCAAGTGATACAGTCATAACACTACCATCATAATGATTTCTTGGACCAATCTCTAAATTCTGTCCACCCCACGGTCTAAATTCAGAAGCGGCACCCGATGCTGACTTTAAGAAAGCACCCGATGTGCCATCACCAAACCAGATACCACCAGGTGTAGAAGTCATTATGTAGCCAGCACTACCTGGTGCTGATAATAATAATACATCATCTGTTGGTGTTGTTAACGCCATCTGTGACTCACCCCAACCACTATTAGCGTTGCTTATCTCTAAGTTGTCTAACTTGATAAGTCCTGTGCCGTTTGAGTTGAGTGTTAAGTTACCGTCTGTTGTTGATGATGAAATTGTTTTTGATGATGGGATTGTTATCGCACCAGTTAAGTCTAATGTTGCTTCACCTTCAACGGCTGTAATCGCGTTGGCAGAAGTAAAAATTGTATCGGTGTCTGTATTCGTGTAGTTGTCAGCGTGAACTGTATTACCAGTTACTGTCCAATCAATGTGTTCGTTCGCTACGAATCCTGCCAACGCATCGTGGTTTAGACCTGATATTGCTGAACTAAGTTCTGCGTCTGTTGCCATTAAGTTTTGAATTTCTAACAATGTGTCGTGTGTTGCTGAAGCACCACTTGTAAGCACTGCTACTGCCGCGTCTGCATAAGCATTTGCCGCTGTTGCTCTTACCGCATCTTTAGATTCTGCTGTTGATGTTGAACCCGTTGTTGCTGTTGAAATTGCTGTGTCTGTTTCTGCTGATGTATAATGTCCTGCTACATCTACTGTGCCTGTTGCTGATATAGTAAGATTGCCTGCTGTAGTAGTAATACTAGTCCCATCAATCTTAACTGCGGTTGTAATAGGCGAACCAATATAAACATCTGCTGTATTAAAATGAACATAACCTGTTCCATTTGATCTAATTTCTAAGTTTTGATTTGAACCAGTGCTGTTAATTAAACCAGATTCTAATTCTAATGAACCAATATGAACATCTGGTGCTTCTAATGTGCCACGAGCGTTAATTGTTCCACCGCCAACTGACGGTCCGAGATTAACTGTCGAATCACCGAGTGTCGTAACTAGACCAGCAGATAACATTGTGATAGTTCCGCCTGCTTGGAAGTTTAAGTTCTGACCAGAATCAGTAGTAAAATCTATCTGTCCTGTAGCATCTGAACCTAATACTTTTGTTCCGTCAATGTATAAAGAACCATCGCCAACATATACTGATTTCCAAGCATTTGTGGTTGAACCCATATCTCTTGTCTTGTGTCCATCAGGAATAATATCACCAGATACTGTCGCTAATGATGTCATAACTCTTGCGTCAGTGTAATATAAGTTAGTGCCTTCAGTTAAATCTGACGTGGTATTGTTTGATAGATTGTCTTCTGTTGCGGCGATTGTTAATGTGCCAGCACTGTCGCTTGTGATTGTTACATTAGCGCCTGCGGCTACTGAATTAAGAACGTGTGCGCCACCTACTGAGGTGTTAATCAAAGAATTGCCAGTGCCTGAAGTTGTAACCGTTGTGTCACTTGCGGCACTTGCTACTTGAACAGTGTATACAGTATTGGCGGCGAATACCGTTGTTGATGCTGTGTCGTCTACATATACTTTAGTCATTATCGTGTCACCTCTGGTGTCGCGTCAGCAACTCCTTCTAATAACCTCGTAACTGTTCCGTCTGCTTTAACCCATTCTATGTCGTATACGAATTTACCGCTACCCATAGTAGCCGTGTTTGCTGAAGTTAAACCCCAAGTTACTACTCCACTTGCGCCATTAGTTATTGGGTCAAATGTGAAATCTGCTTTTGCTGTTGTTGATGAATGTAATTTTCTAACTTGACCTCTAAATGTATCTGCTGAGATATTGATTACGACATCACTGTCATCTTTTAATGTTAGAGTTTGAGCAAAGGTTGAACCCTGCTGTATCGTTATGTCGTGTATTGCCATATGTGTCTTCTCCAGAGAATGTGTTGCTACTAGTATATGTATTTATCGTATCTAGAGATAAGTAAACTTCGTAAAAAACCCTCAATTAAGAGGGTATTTAAGTTATTACTGAATTGATTACGAATTAAACAAGTATACAACCCAGGAAATATCAATAAAAATCAAATTCCAGATGAGAAGTGATATCAATGTATTTCTAAGTTTATAATGTTTTTCTGTAATTTCTGCGTCTGTTGGCACGTCTTTCATACTTTGCTCCATTTAATTGCGTTTAAGTCGTTCATATTATTTCACCCACTTGTATAGTCGTCTACTAACAATACACCATATGTGTCTGCTAGGAGTTTTCCATTTAATTGATAAATCTCGTTGAGCGCCACGATAGATATTATCATCGTATTCCTTTCTTATTGCTCTGATTTCATCAGGAGTGAATCTTAATGTTGCTCCAGTCTGTGTTGCGGCATACATAACTTCTGATTTAGTTTTAACGATTGTGTGGTCAAGTGCTATACATTTTTTATTACCACACGTTCTTGTGACTTTATTTGGTGACTCGCGTGTATGAACTGTTCCGTCTCTCATCTCTACTAGAACACTTGAGACTGTTCGCATCTGTCCACCGTATCGCATCATTGGATAACCACCACTACCTGCGGCGCCTGTCCAAATAAGACAGTCTCCGTCAGGTGTTCCTTTCTCTTGTATCTTTTGTATGGTCCAGTTAAATCTTGCTGGTCCTGGTTTATTTCCTGCCATATCTAATCCTCTATAGTGAAAAGTTCTGAATCTGACAGATTGCCAGAAGGCGGAACTGAAGGTTTAACATATGTCGTCTTCAATTGCTTTGGTATAATTTCGTTAATAACTGGTTTACAGTCAGCAGTTAGAATACCCCTTTCGCGGCTCTTAAATTTCATACCACTCAATGTAAAGTCACTGCCATTGTTATTAGCCATTTCTTCAATAACTGGCATCCATTCATTCCAATTGAAGTTTAACGGGTCAATGTAACAACGACATCGTTGTTTAATACCAAATTCATCTCTATAGTAGCCGTGAATATGAACTATATCGTTATACGGTTTGTTTCGTGTAGGCTCACTATGTATTCGTTGTATAGTAACATTCATTTCAACTTTTCCTTATTTTTTAATTCTTCAGCAATTAACGTTTCTACGCGTCTTATTTCTACTGAAGCACTAAGAATTATATGACTGTTATTTTCTTCTTCTGCTTTTGCTAATCGTTCTTTATGAATCTTTAATAACGAATCGAATTGAGATTTAACTTTTATTTTCGCTTTCTTCTTTGTAGCCATTCTGCTTCTCCTGTAGTAGTCAAGTGATATTACTTGACTTCAATATATAGTATAACATATTTTAGTGTATTAGTCAACTATAACTATATTTATCTTTTTAATTGAAGACGCTAAATCATCAAAAACTTGACTTATTGTGTTTATCGTGTTATACTGTATATAGAAGTTGAGAATTTATCTCAACAAATAAAGAGAGTAAATTATGAAAGCATCAAAGAAAGAAATGAATAAAATCAATGAATTTATGAAATCGCTTGGATTACATAGCAGTCAGTTATTGACTGAAGATGAATTCAATGAAGCAGATAAAATTGCTAAACAGATGATAAAAGAAGTAGAAGCAAATCCTTCAAAATGGGGTATTAAACTAGACAAGTAGTGACTATAAGAGAGCAGAAATGCTCTCTTTTTATCAAAAACTTGACAGATACAGAATCTATGATATAATAGTAGTGTAAGTTGAGTTAAAAAGTGAAGTATCAGCACTAATTTTGATACAATTAAAGAGGTAGTAAAAATGAAAAACTTAAAGTTAGATATGAATGAGTTCGCAAAGACGTGTTTAGAATACGACTTGAAAACTGGTGTTTTAGTTAAAGTAGGCGAAGACAGTATTGCTTTCGCACACGATATCGAAGACAATGACTATGACAGAGTTAAGACTATCGAATGGCAACTTGAATGGTATAAAGAAGATGCTACTATACTTGTTGACTGTGAAACTGAAGAAGATAAGTTAAGTTACTTTGACAAACTGAAGCAAGGTTTGACAGGTGAGATTGAAATGGCTAACTCGGCATATTACGCTTACATCTAAAGAGTAAGTTAAGTAAGCACACAAGAGAGCAGAAATGCTCTCTTTTTTTATATCAAAAACTTGACAGATCAGAAATCTGTGATATAATATATATAGAAGTTGAGAATTTATCTCAACAAATTAAAGAGAGTATAATATGAATGATACAATCAATTACAAAATAATTCCAAAAGCGATGTCTAATGTTAACTTTACGACAAAGTTAGAACTAGTATTAATTGTTAAAGGTATTCTGTATACAGACATCTTTGATAAAAAATTGTTTATTAAGACAGCGTTTGATTACTTAAAAAGTGATGAAAGTGGTTCTACTCACAAAAATGATAAATCTCGTTTAGTAACAGCAAAATGGTGTTTTTCTTGGATGAGAATCAATGGTCATCTGTCAGAAGTATAAAGCAGTTAAAACACAAAAGAGAGCATTTCTGCTCTCTTTTTTTATATCAAAAACTTGACAGATACAGATTCTATGATATAATATATATAGAAGTTGAGAATTTATCTCAACAATTAAAGAGGTAGTTGTTATGAGTGATAAGTTAATTGAACGAAACTATAAGATTGAATATGAAGTTACAGATAATGCTGGCGAAGTAAGTAACATTGAGTGTCTAATAGACAACTGTGATGATACATCGGCTGTATTTGCTGAACTTTATTCACGTCATAAAGGGTCAGAATTGTTCATCAATGAACTAATAAGATGGGATCTTCTGTCTACTGAAGATGGTGGTGGAGCAGTTTCGGCGCATCTTATAATTGGTCGCAAGCCTGAAGGTTTAGATAAAATCGTAAAACAGTTTGGTGATGCTGACTGTGAGATTTCTTAACTAAAGAGAGTAAATTATGAATAATGCTCAAGTAAGAAAAGAGTTTGATATGATGCTACAACGAGGTGATATCAAAGAAGCAGGTATTGATGTAATATCAGGTGAGATGATGTATGAGTTTAGAGATGAACGAAATGCTGATAGACTTAATGTTACATTAGAAGAAGAACGAATGAAGAATCAAATGTATCGTAACAGTTACGATTGATAATTCAGTAGTATTAATAAAGAGAGTAGAAATACTCTCTTTTTTTATACGCGTAATATGTTAAATCGTTAACACTCATAACAGATGCTAAAGCATCAAATCATTCAGTTTTAATCGCTTCGCAATTAAAGACTTTCATTCTTTT